TAAAACTTGATCTACTGGAATAGATCTAAAACTATTACCTATAAAATATGGGAAATCTGGTTTATTCTGATTACTACTATCTTTTATAGTTGCATAATATGCATAAATTCCATTTGGAAATTCAGGTGTTTTTGCAAAACGACCATTATTAATATCTAAATCACCAGAATCATCAAATTTATTATCTTCTACAAAAAATCCTTCTGAAAATACAGTAGTAGAAGGTCTATCTTCTACTGCAGAAGCGTCTAATGTATAACCACTAGTTATTCTTGTTGCAAATGAGTTTGCATCCTGAGGATTTGAATAACCAAAAGGCCCATAAATCGGATTTCCATCATATGCCCATCCAATAATTTTAGAAGCAACTGTAATACCTATACCAACTTCACCAAATGATGTTCTGTAAGTTTCACCATATCCAACAACTGTATATTTTAACTTATCGTTACTCTCTACAAATAATTCATTTTCTTCATATTTTTGAACCATGTCTATAGTTAATGGTCTAACATTAACATCAACGTTTGCACCATCACCAGCAGCAACTACTGTTAGTTTAGTTGATGCTGCAGAGTACCCAATACCTGCACTAACAACCTGAACCCCTGTTATTCTATTATTGGTTATAATTGGTCTTAATTTAGCACCAGATCCTGCATTTGTTTCATCAACTAGGTTTAAATCAGGTGTTGAGTAATAATCAACTCCACCATAGTTAATATCAACACTTACAACTCTACCATTAATAACATTTGGTTTTAATGATGCATTTCTACCATTTTGTATTGATACTGTTGGTTTCTTTTCAAAGTTAATGATAGTTGAACCATAACCAGTACCAGTTTCATACAAATAAGCATCAATAATACTACCCCTAACTGTAGGAGTAAGTATCATCTCTTCAACTACTTGTGTAGCAGTACCAAATCCAACAGGAGTATATTTCAATGATACTGAAATATCTGGATATTTAAAGACTTGGAATCCTTGTCCTGAATAATCAAATTTAACAAAATTACCTCTATCAAAATTAATAGGATCTGTTCCAGCAATACCAGCATTAGCTAACCTAAATGAATGATCATCAAGTTTAAGAACCTGATAATAATTCGCAGTTGTTGTGATACCTGTAGTTGTAGTTAATCCAGTAATTGGTTCTGGAGTTGATGTACCAGCACCTGCAGCAGTTGTATATTCAACTATATCACCATTACCAAATCCATGATTTTCAAATATTACTTTATTGTATTGTGTAGAAATTCCTGCAGGTTTAACATATAATTTTCTATTAGTTAATGTTCCACCATCTATAACTTCAATAGCACCAACTGATTTTTGATTAGGTAAAGTAGAAAATTTATGTGTACCAGCAGTATTAGAAACACCTAAACCAACTACATTAGTTCTATTGATAGCACTTAAAGCACTTTCATATAATTTAATTGTTCTATTATTAATTACTTCTACAAAGTAAGAACCATTATTAACTAGAGTATCGGTTCCAACCCCAACCCCGATACCTTCATTCCCATTGGATTTATAGATTACTTCCTGAGCATTTTGTAAATTATGATTAGTTAAGAATGTAATAGTATTAGCAGTTTCATCAACTCCACCAGCAAAAACTGTTTGTCTACCATCAAATTCAATTTCTCTTGATTTAAGAATAATTATTGGTTCAAGAACTGCAGTACCATTACCACCAACAACATCAATACTTTGAACTTCTGTAATATCAAATCCTTGAGGATCAATAAAGACTTTAGTGACAGAACCTTGTACTACTGGTTGCACTAAAGCATCTGTACCTACACCAGAACTAATATGGATATTTGGTGGCCTAACAACATCATAGTTGTTTCCAGAAGTAACAACAGTTGCAGATTTTAATGGGCCATAATAAACTTTATCTTCAGATTTATAGTTAGTAATCTCTACACCATTAATTAACATACCAGTTGCACCTGGTTCTGTTAATGTTTGATCTGCTCTATTTGAAGATGATGTTAATGGAAACTTCTTAAGTGTTTTTTGTGCTGCTATTTCTTCAGATCTTTGAGAATTTAATATAAATTTATGATCACCAGCAACAGATTTTAATGGAATATAAGTAGCACTTTCAATAGATGCTCTAGATCCATATACTCTAATCTTCTTTTTATCACTAGAAACAATTTCACAGTAATATCTACCAGTTTCTAATCCAACATAATGAGTACCAGATGGTTTATAATAGATTTCATCACCTGTAAAGAAAGGAACAGGTTCACCAAATGAAACAACACTATACTGATCTAATGTATTTGGTACTAAACTATCTAATCCAGTAGCTGTTGCAGACTTAACATCAGTGGTTATAACATTTAAAAAGTCGGTAGTAACACCAGTTCTTCCAGATGGAAGTGAATTTGCTGCATAATATGCTTCAGTTTCATCTTTAATGTATAAATTTGATGTATCTGTGATAATATTATCAACTTCTAAAGGAACTGCAGTACTTTTTGCATAATTTAGTTTTCTTCTAAGGTCAATTGCACCTTCTACAGATAAAGAATCTGATAATTGAACAGTATTATCACCAGTTATTTGTAAAATTGAACTTTCTAAGACTCCATTATTAAATGCTACAACATTATTTGACCTATTACGAACAACTTCGACTATATCACCTTTTTTTAGACTAGATCTATCAATTTTTGACTTAGTAGTAAAGGTACTTGCACTGTTAAATGACTGTCCTTCAAGAAAATATCTACAACTTGTGTTATAAATCCATGAATTTGCAAAAACTTGCTTAAATGTTGCGTTTGTTGCTGGATTTTGTATGAAATCTCCGACATTTTTAACTGAAATTGTCTCACCTTCATTAATATTCAGGTTTGTAGAGACCTGTTCAAAGTCTGAAAGTACACCAGTAAGTCTTAATTCTACTTTTTTAGTACTATCTCCATCTTCATAACCATAATAAGTGTTATTACTTCTTATTTCATCTGATTTTTTAATAGAAACACCTATTCCAGTGCATCCAAAGAACTGGTTAACACTCTTACTTGTGTAATTAATAGATGTATTACCAAGAGATATTATAGTTCCAGTCTGGCCAAACCCTACAGTTGAATCAACACTAAGGACTGATGAACCAATACTTACATTATCAAGACATCTAGTTGCTTGTGTAATATCAAAATCACCTTGAATTGTAGAATCGGAGTCATCAAAACCAATGAAAAGTGATAATTTATAGTAATTTTGAATAGTTGTTAGTGCAACACCAACTCTACTAAATCCTTCAACTTCAGATATTGAAGCACTAGTATTAACATCTGATGTTTTAAAGAGTGTTTGACCTGCTAATTTGGTAACATCACCACTAAGAGCCTCAGCAATTACAACTTCTCTTCTAACATAATTTGCTGCAGATGGTTTTAATAAATATTCTTCTAAATTTACAACTTTTGGAGTTTCGTTATAAAGTGCATTAAATAAAATTCTGAATGATTCGTCTGTTCCTTTAGCGTTATATAATGCTCTTGCTTCTTTTATAAACGTACCTGCATTCAAATTTGGATCAAAATCAACATTTTCTAACCCTGGAGTAAGAGAATACTTAAGTTTTTTGTAAAATTCTTGTAAAAATAGAGAACTTAAGTTTTGTACATAAGATCCTGAGAGATGATCTGCAGTACTAGAGGTAGAAAATGTTAATTCTTCTTGATTTAACTCTTGATGATAACTTGTAATACCACTAAAACCACGTTTAACACCTGTAAAACTATTAGTTGTTACACCAGTATAAGTTATAATCTCATCATTAATCTTTAATAAACCCCATTCATTAGGAAATCCCTTTGTACTAGAAACAGGAATTGTATCACTATCTGTGCTAATTCCAGTAGAAAGGGTTGTTGATCCAACAACAACATCTGGGGTTAAATTATCTAATTTTAAATACTGATCTAAATTATCAGAGATATCAATATTACCTCCCTGATATTCTTGAGAAATATAATATTGCTTTAAAAAATCTACTGCACGAGGACTTTCACTCAATACATATTCGGGCAGCTGATTTTCAATGATTTGTTGAACCTTTACTTTCGGTTCAATGCCAGTTTGAATCATATTTCGATTACTCGCGTATTAATTTTCCGTTTAGATAACTTGAAGTATAGAAGTCCTTAATAAAGCTAGTTCCAGTAATTTCATCACCTGAACTTATCACATCCCTAACCATATTTATTGTACTTTTTGAAAGACTAAAATTGAGATATAGTTCCTTTAATCCAACTACATCATTGGATTCTGGGATTGCTTGTACTTCTACAACACCACTATTATTAAGTGTTGATGTAATATTTACTGTAGTGAGAAGAATTTCTCCTTTCATATAATCTACTGTTCCAGCTGAACCTATAACAGTATTTACAGTTCCATCATCTAATATTTCCACAATAGAGATAACACCCGTCTTCAAATCTGAATTAGGAGTATCTGTAAGGTAAACAGTTCTAATATTATTAGATATTGTAAATCCAGTAGACTTAATATTCATTCCTGCTGCGTTTACATGGAATTGATTACCATAACATAGTTCATATTGAGCAAATTGGTTAATTGCTGCCTTTAAATCCCTTCTAATGCGTACACGTGTGATATTAGAGGTAATAGCAGTATCAGTACTATCAATTACTTGCTGTACTTTACTATATTTGAATCTTCCACCAAATTTATTCATATCTACAGAATTTGAATATGAAGTTAGTGAATTTAAGACTTTTGTTTGAAGAGCAGATGAAGTAGAAACTTTATTTTCATCAAAATACACTGCAGAATCAATTTCCACATATAGTATCTTAAGATCTTCAATTTTTTGGTTAATACCAGATACAGCGTATTGCTTTAATTGGGATAAAATCCTAGTTTTGTTAAATGCTGATACATATGTACCATTTTTAGGTTTAATACTAATTGTAACAGTACCAAACTCTGGTGGATCCATTTCTTCACCACCAACGACTGCTACTGACTCAGTATCTGGGTAAATTTTCTTTATTATTGCCTCATAATCCCTAGGTGTAACCGCCCTGTACTGGGAGGAATAGATTCTAGGTGCATAATACTTAATTGAACTAATAGACTCTATTTCAGACCCATTTGTGGATGCCTCAACGGTAGCCACACTAGGAGTTGATGTTAGAGTGATAGATCCCCCTGCTGCATTAACAATTCTACCTGCAAATGAGAAACTATTATTATGTCCAATACCATTTCCGTCTTCTCCATCAGTAATAATGTATTGAACAGTAACTACAGACCCATTTTCCAGTTTTTTACCAATTATTCCGTCACCAAACACTACTTCATACCTTTCATCTTGTACTTCTTGCACTAAAAAGATTTCTGAGACTGAATCTACGTCTAAAATGTTAGAAACTAGTGAATATTCAATTCCAACTGACCCAGATGAGTCACTAGGCCCCTTAACATACACTTTTATAGTCGAAGTATCAATATGTGGGTTGTCTAAAATGAATCTTTGATCTAATGAACCATCAACTGTGAAGGTTTTATTAAGAAATGTACCTTCTTTTAGTAAAATATTTTCAAATGTTGCTACAAAAGTGCCTATAGATGGTTCTCTTACTGGTGCAGAGATGTCTTCGGACGTTGAAAACACATGTGAGGTGTTATTTGCGTCTCCAACACACACTAAACCCGCTTTTATAGTCGCTATAGGGGTTGAATTGAGTGAAGTTATGTTTAGACCTACATCAAATGTTACTTGTGCTGTGGCTGCCGTCCTAGAACGGGGTACATAACCTATATTTCTTGCTAATGAGACGACATTTTCTCTAACTGTTGCTGAATCTAGGAAAGATTCGTTCACAACCATGTTTGAGTTGAATGCTGTGATATACGTATTATAAGCTAACGTGTCTATAAGGACGGAAAAGTTAGATCCTTCGAAGTCAAAGTCCGTAAAATTGCTATTTGCACGGAGATATGACTTAATTGAGGTTTTTATTTGATCAAAATCAAGATCTGTAAATTTAGTAAAAGGCATGTTATCTTGTTGCCTCTAAGAGGAATGAATATTCTTGTGTTGGAAACTCTTGTCCTATAATATCAAAGATAACGGTAACATCAAAAGAGTTAACTTCTGGATTTGGGTCTACCGCAACGGTTACATTTTCTATTCTTGGTTCGAAGTTATCTAATGCAATGGCTATCTGCTGCCTTATAGTAGACGCAGTACCAAAATCAACGAATTCAAATAGACTTCTTTGGACATCTGATCCTAACAGTGAATTAAAGAATCTTTCAGTAGGAATTGTTTGCACTATATTTCTTACAGAACGACGAATTGCGTCTTCATTCTTCAAT